CGTTTGCGCCGATCCAATCGATGTTGACACCCGCTGCGACGCTGTTTCTACGCCGTCCGCCACGCGGTTTGCGGTGTCGATGATCGTAAAGAACGCGTCGATGATCCGTTGTTCGGCTTCGGTAATCGTGCCGTCTGCGGCCAGCTCAGTAAACAGTTCCGCAAAACGAGTACGCAGCTGTGCGATCCCGTCCTCTGTTGACAGGTCGATTTGATCCAGTATTTCGGCCAGCTCAGGGAACAGGGCCGTGAAATAATTCACCACGGCTGTCAGCTGTTCAACGCCCTCACGGCCTAAGATGCGGGCGCGCAGGTTGAAGATGTTAAGCGCGTCGTTGTATTGACGCTGTGCAGCAGCAGCCGCCGCTGTTGCCGCCGCTGCGGCTACCTCAGCGGCCTGCACCTCTTTCAGCGCTGCCACATACGCACGGCCTTCCTCAGACGTGTCCTTGATTGCTTCGTCCAGCTCGCGCTGCACGTCGAGTTGTTGCCGCGCAATCGCCGCCGCGTCATTTTCGCCGCGCGCCACTAACCGACGCACCTCAAGGTTGGCCGTGGCGGCGGCAACGCGCGCCGCATTCTCGGCACGCAACGCCGCTTCGTTCGCCTTGGTGACGACCAGCAGCTTTTCAAGCTCAACCAGATAGGTGCTGTACGCCTCTGTTGTTCCTCTGGTTGCGGTGGCAACCGCGCGCACCCGCTGCACAAAGGCTTCAAGGTCCGCCACGCTGTTTATTTCAGCCTGCCCGTTTTTGAGCCCCGACGCTGCGCCGGCCGATTTCGTGAGCTGTTCCGCTTGCGCCAGATTTTGCCGTAGGCTGTCCTCAAGCGTTGAACGTGAAACAATAGCGAACTCCTGCAACGCGCGACCCCACGCCACCGCCGCTTCCCGCATTTCACGCGCTTTCTGACGGGACTGCGTGCCGAACAGGTCAAACGCTTGCGCGACGGCCACCACGCCACCGATCATCGACGTGGCGCCGGTCAGCGTCTGTCCAATATTCTTGGCATCAAACATGCCGCCCACCGCACTACGCGCCGCGCCGACTTGCGATAACCCTGAGCCCACACTGACCAACCCGGCCAGCGTTTGCCCGATCCGTTGTCCTGCTTGGCCTAGCGTCTGCACCAGCGCCAGCGCTGTCTGCGCGCTGTCACGCAACGCGGTGCCAAACGCTTCTGTCCTGCTCACAACCTTATCTGTGAGCTCAACCGTTTGATCGTCTAATCCAAGGCGTTTGGCGATAGCGTCCGCAAGCTGTTCTTCAGCCTGCTTCCGCACGTCAATGCTCGTCGTCTGATCGTCAATAATTGCTTTGAGCTTGGCTTCTTGATCGGCCAACTGTTTCGCGGCCACAAACCGCGCGACTGCGGCCAAATCCACGCCGCCAATCGTGGTGGGCTGCGCAACGTTGCGCTGCGCAAACGCATCGATGCGAGCCACCTCGCGCGCGGACTCCAACAGGCTGATCAACGCGTCCCGCTGCGCCTCAATCTGCGGGATGGCGCCGCGTGCGCGTTCAGCGGCAAGTTTGCCTTCCGTCGTCCGCAATGCGTCGGCTTCAAGCGCCGTTTCGTTAAGCGCCTTAATCAGCCCGTTGTATTGCGTCGTAATGCTGCTAACGCCCGTATCGCCTAGCACGCGGATGCTGTCTTCAAGCGCTGCGAACAGTTCAATTGCACGGGAGTCCTTGAACTTCTGCGCTCCTAAGGCCAGCTCATCAAGAATCGTTTCGCGGCCCTGTGCCGCTGCCGCACGCTGGACAGCGGGCAGCAGAGCTATGGCCTCGTCAAGCGCGGTGATTACATCGCGCTGTTGTTTGGCAAACTGTTCAGTAGGCGTCTTGCCTGCGTTCAGTGAATCCACAAACGCTGTGACGGCTGCCTTGGCCGTGTCGTATGACGCAACGAGCTTGGCCACGTCACCGGCGCTATCGCTGAACACCGCAGCGCCAGCTTCCACCACCTTGTTCGTTTCCACCTGCTGACGCACCGCTTCCTGGAGCGCTTCGGACACGTTGGTTACGGCATCGCTATACGAGGCTAACCGTTCATCCTTCTTGGCCGACGTGTCGACCGCTAACGCAAAGCGTCGTGCTTCGCCGAGGGAGTTGAACAACGCGGTCAGCTCCACGATTGATTTGCCGGCCAGCAACGCCGGGTCGGCATTGATGGCGTCAGCGCCTTGCTGCGTTTCTTCCAAGCGCGTGCCGCGCGCCTCACCGATGGCCGCGCTGCGCGCCGATCCACGGCGACGGTTGGCGTCAAACCCAAAGAAGTTCGCGCCTGCTTGCTGCGCGTTCCCGAGCCGTTGCGTAAACCGCTCGCTTTGCTGGCCGAGCAGTTCGATGCGCGTTGCCAGTTCCTCCGTGTCAGGCACCGCTTGCCCGATCATTTGCAGGAACGCTTTCATCGCGCCTGTCACCAGCGGTAGCGTCGCATTGCCAAATCGCAGCATCACCACATCCAGCTCGTTCTTGATGCGCTGCGACAACTGACCAGCCGCTTCGTTGTTTATTTCCGCCGACTTGCGCAGCCGGTCGAGCGAGGCCGCGTAGGTTTCAACGGCAATCGGCGCCTGTGCAAGCACCGCGCGGTTGGCGGTCATGGCTAACCCGAACTCGCTTGCGCTAAAGCCTGCTTGTGCAAATCGCGCTGACGAACCACCAAGCGCGTCAGCTAGTTCGGACAGCGCAACCACAACACCTTTGCTGTTTACGTTCACGGTGCCGAGGATGTCTGCGACCAGCTTGAACGCGCGTGCATCGCCGTCCTTGCCGCTCCGTGCCGCGTCAAGTGCTTTGCTGTTGGCTTCTGTTGCGCGATCTAGCACTGACGTAAGGCTAGCAATCACCTGTTTGCGTTCAACACCTGCATCGAGCAGCACCTCGATTGCACCAGCCGCTTCCACCGCGCCGAGGCCGTACGCTTGAAACGTGGTCGCGCCTTTCGACAGGCCTGCCGCTAGATCGTCAAAGTCAATTTTGCCTTTCGTGAACGACAGAATCTGTACAAACGCACGGCGGCTTGCTTCCTCTGTGAGGTTGAACCCGTCGCGGATTCCGTCAAGCGCACCAACGAGGCCGGATGCGTCCGTGCGTCCGAGCGCATCAGCGGCAAGCGTCAAGATTTGCATGTCGCGTGCGATCTGCCGTGGGTCAGAGCTGCCAACGCTCGCCAACGCAACGGCTAGGTCCGTCAGTTCCTTTTGTGTCCGTGGCGTGACAAGGCTCAGCGCTGTAATCGATTCGCGCAGCTTGTCCAACCCGGCACCTTCTGAACCGTCAGGAAGCAATGACCTGAGCTTGCGAAACGATACGTCAACGTCAAGCGCCATGGCGATCGCCGCGCCAGCTACCGCAGCGAATCCAGCCGCTAACGCAGTGATTGCCACGGCAACACGCCCACCCGCGAACGCACCAAACGACCCAAGGCTGTCCTTGGCTTTATCCATGCCGCCAGTCAGGCCTTCGGTGCGTGCTTCGATGTCGTAGTAGAGCGTATCTAACTTTGTAGCCATGCGTGCGCTCCGTTACGGTTTGGCGTCGGCTTCTTGTTGTGCTTTTCTGGCGCTGCGTTCGGTACTATCCCATTTCGTCAACGCTTGCGCAAACACTTCGCCAAGCGACCAACGGCGGGTAATGTCGTATGGACGCACGCCAAGCTCGCTCGACATTACGCCCAAGAACGCCGGCAACGGCAACGCATCTCCACCGCCGGCCAGATGCGCCGTGCGCTGTGCAATCAGATTGATGCGTTGCAGGTTAACGTGGACATACGCTTTCCGAATCACGATGTGGTCCAACGTGTCCAGCGTGCGTGTCCATGGCGGGAGATCAGGTTGCCACCCGTCGTGCTCCGTCCACGGCACGTCGCATCCCGGCGTCATAACGATCCACGCGAGCTCACCGTCAAGGCGTGCCTGTAAATCGATCATCGTCCGCATCAGTTCGAGGTGTTCCGGCGTGCGTGCGTGTGTTGCTTCCACCGCTAACCGTTTCTCAGCCAGAAACACCAACGACTGATCAATCATGGCGCATCGATGGAGCGCGTATTCGCTCTTGGGATACACGGCCCAATCGCCGCCAACGCTCAGCGTAATCTGTAGTGGTGCGCCCTGCATTGCGGCACGAACGGCCATCAGTTCGTCAGGGCGCCATTGTGCACCGCCCGTCGCGCTGCGCACATCGGGGCCGCGTTCGTGCATCCGATGCAGGTTGCACAGAAAATGCAACCATCCCATTGCGGACGGGTCAGGGTTTCCCGACCCACCCGGGCGTACCGCGTCAATCGCTTCTGGCTTCACATGCCCCGACTGGCGCACACTGCGTTCAAGCATGGTGCATCGCATTTCTAATACGTCGCGGCCCACGACATCTCCTTGCGATGTCGTGGGCGCTTCGTCCTGCATGGAATCTTGCTCGTCTGTCATGCCGACGCGCTTAGGCGTTCACAAGCCACTGAAACGCACCCGGCTTGAAGCTGACCGGGAACAGTGCCGTTGCTGCCTGCGTGAACTGCGTCTCGCCCGATACGGCCAGCGCGCTGTTCCACCCAACCAACGTGAACGTTTTGCCACCCTGCGTCAGACCACGCATGATGACGGTCAACGCGGGAGCGCTGGCAATGTTGGCGCCAATCGGGAGCACATCGCTGCCGAACGATGACAACGGGATGCCCATAGCCAACGCCAGTGATTCCGGGCGCACGGCGTCAAGGTTGAGCGACAGCGTTGCGGCCACGTTGCCCGCGCGGTAGCCGAGCGACACGCGCGACGTTTCGCTGCGCTGCGTTTCGACTGCGCCGGCCAATGCGAACGTGGCGCCACCGATGGCAACGCCCAAGTCCGTCAATGCCTGCGCAGAAACGGGAACACCGCTGAGATGTGGGCGCAATACCTGCGTCCGCAGCTGCACGTTGAGCGCCGACACGCCATGCACGATGTGCCATTCAGCCGCTCCGCCCGTCCCAAGCCGGATAACTGAGCCTGCCGCAATGCCAGTTACCGACGCCACGGGGATTTGATACACGCCAGCCGCCAATGCGGCGGTGGTCGTGGTGGGCGAGCCAGTGTCAGCGGCCGTCTGCACGGACTGGATCTCCGAGGGGATGTCAGCCTGTGCACCAGCAAACGACTGCACCACAGTGAACGGAACGAACGCCGCCGCTGAGAAGTCCATTGCGCCGCCGCTCGCCAGCACGCGACACGGCACCGTCGTCAACGAGCCACGCGCAATTTGCAGGCTCACGGCGGTCGGATCAAACGACGCGTTGTAGAGGTCAATCTTCACGTTCGAGCCATCGTTCATGACACCGGTGACCACAATGTTGACATTCTGCAAGCTGCCAAACAACGCGCCATCCGTGGTAAACATGCGCGGGCCTGCGGTGCCCGTCTGCTGCGCGGCGGTGCCATTGCCGATGACGTTCACGCGGCCAATGCCCAACGCAACGGCCACGGCATCCGTGGTCAGGAACGGCCAGCGCCACGACGCGCCAAGGTCCACAAAGCCGGTGAGCACGCCGAACGCCAAGCGCGACACGGCGCTGAAGATGTCCGTGGTTTCGCCGGCATACGACAAACGGAACCCGTCTGCTTCGGGCACGCCGACGTTCAGCGCGTCCTGCTCAACGACGGGATCACCAATCGGGTGTGCGTACTTCAGCGGCTTGACTACCGTAACGATCAGCGCCGCAACGGACGCAACGCGTACCAGCTCCATTGTTTCACCGGTGCCGACGCGAATATCCTTGCCAGCCGTAATGTTGGTAGCCGACACAACGGCGAACGTAGTGGCACCCACAGCAGAGGCGGCGGTCGTTGTGGAGGACGCGCCACCAGAGGCACGATCAAGAAACACATGCAGCGCGGTGAGGATGTTGAACTTCTTGTTGAGCAAACTCATGGTGGTAGCCTCTAATCAGGGAGAAGAAACGTGAGCGAAATATCGGAGCGTGCGTTACCAACATCGGACAACAGCGGGTCGCTTGTCGGCCACTGCCGAACGGGAAGCGCGTTTGGATCGCGGGCGACATCCAACCCACGCGCCGCAAACGCTGGCGTTGTCAGTGCGGCATGCACTTGCAACGTTGCAGCGTTCACCACTGCTCGCGTCATGCCAAACACGGTGAACTGTACTTCCAACCGCTGCACACCGGTCCACGCTGGGGACGCCGTGACAGGCAAATAGACAACGACAGGGAGTGGGTGATCGAATACCTGCTCACCCCACGGGATCACAATGGCAGACGTTCGGGCGCACAACACACGCAAATCGGGATCGGCGTCGAGGATGGCAACCGTAGCCTCAAGCACTTGCTGCACGTAATCAGTGACCGGCATTGCGCTACCCGCGCCGCACAGCAAGCGCTTTGCCAAACGCGTCACGCATAGCAGCCAATGCTTTCTTTACGGCTGGACGCATGAACGGGCGGGGCAACACGCGTGCTGTGCCAAACTCAAGCGGCAACGCGTACAAAGCCGCAACGCCGATAGAGCGCGACAACGGACCGGTGCGTTCAACGAACAGACTGCGTTTCAGGTTGCCCGTGTCCGCAGCGGGTGGCGTGTTCGGCAATGACGCGCGGTGCATCCGTAAGATTTGCGCCTTTGCAATGCCGCTTGTGCCGCCAGCCGCGTTTGCTTTGCCCACCGCTTTCCGCAGCTTGCTGTTGAACCCGCGACGTTTCGACGCGTCACCAGAGCCGCCTTGCCGATACTTCGGGTAAAAGCGTCCTGTGCCGGGCATGGACAACTCCGCGCTCAGGTATTGCCGCAGCACCAACGCTGCGGCGTCGAGCGCGGCCGGCGTGGCGCTGTTTAAGCGCACGCGCAACTTTGCCAACGCCTCGTCCCCTTCGCCTGCGCTGTACGATGCGATCACGGTATCCATTACCAACTAGCTCCCGGTGGCGCCGACACAAGCGGCACCATTTCGGCTACGCCACCTGCATCAACCGTGCCTGCGGTTTCACACACTAATCGCACGCCGCTGTATGGGCCGCTTGTCACGCGCACGGCATCGCCCGCGAGGAACATGGGCAGCGCACCGCTCGGCAAACGCGGGACGGTCAGCGCGTACATAGCCTCAGAGCGCGACCCGAACACGCGCAACCGTAACGCGTCAGATACCGGACGCAAGAAGCACCGCACCTCGGTGCCGGTGTTGTCCACGTCGCGCGTCATAATCGTTGACCCGTCATCCGCGCGCGCCGCAGTCCGCCGGAACACGGCGACCGTGGTGCCGAACTGCCCCGCTAACCCTTGCAGCACGGGCGCCAAGGCGGTTGAGATTGTGCCAAGCAGGTTCATGCGCGTTCCATCCGAATACTCGCTGATCCGATAAATTCAGCGAGCAAACGCATGATCACACCGGGCAACGCGTCCCCGTCGTCCGCACGCGATTCACGCATCGTTAAGCTGATGCCAGCCACAGACAACGCCGTAAATGCGCCCAGCGCGTCAGGTGTCACGGGATCGGCGGCGGCGGTCAGGTACGACAACGCCAGCTCAAACGTGGCTTCCACAACATTGCGCGGGATGCTCAACGAACTGAACAGTGATCCGTCTTCGCGCTCAATGCCGAAACGCGGGAACGCTAATCTCTGGCTGGTGTTCGCGCGGTATCCCTCAAACCCGACTTGATCAATCCGACGCGTGGCGGCAAGAAGCACCTTGGCTTTGCGTTCGTTGTCCAACTCGCCTTCCCACACGTCTGAAAACGGGCGCTCGGCAAAATACACATTCGCTGCGGCAAGCGTGCCGTAGCTGTTTGCGTTTGCGTTGCCAGCGTCTGCAATGATCGTGATAGGCATGGGCGTGCCGCGTTACGAGCGCTTGTTGCTACGCTTGGCGGCAGCGTCAATGCCTGCCACGTTGCTGTTCTCGTCGTCCGTTGTGTCAATCTCGAGCGTGCCCGGCTCCTCGTTGTCTGGCGCAACGGGTACGGCGCCGTCAATCAGCTGCGATTCGTACACGGCGCCCTGCTCAACCCACGCGGCCGCATCGGTCTCGTTGATCGTGACAACACGCCCGAACCTCGGGACGTACATTTTTACGGTGTTCATGGTTCGCCTTTCGTTGAAGGGTTACGATCTGGACATCCCACAGTGCCGAACACGCAGAGCTTTACGCGTTGAACCCACCCATCCAACGGTACAGGTGCGTGCTGGCAGTCGTGTGTGTTTAGAACGAGTACAAACGCGCAGCGAGGCGCGTGTCGAGCACCTTCACGCCGTACAGCACGTCAATGGCAACACCGACCTTGCCGGGGCCACCTTCGTACCACATACGCGAACGCAGCGACAGGTTGGTCACCGGGTCGCTGATAGTGGCAATGCGTGCGCCCAGCTGGTTGCCAATCTCGGTCAGTGGCGCCATGGCAAGCGCGGCAAAGTTACGATGGAACGCCAAGTTGACAGCCTTGGCACCGGTCAGCTTGTGGAACGTGACCACTTCGTTGCCAACGTTGGCACGCTCAAGAGCCGGTTCGATTGCAACCGTCACCGTGCCGGTCGTGGCCGTTGCATTGGCCGTCACCGCATAGCGGGTCGGGTGGCCAGCAATGGAGAACGTGTCGCCAGCAACGACAACGCCCGACGCATCAAGGCCAGAAATGGCGATCGTGACGGCGCCCTTCACCGCAGCAGCTGCCACACCAGCAATGTCCGTCATCTGCGTGGTCGTGAACGTGGGCGTGTTCTGGTTGGCGAACAGGCCCAGCCCGAACAACTGGCCGACCATGCCAGTCTGGCGCGCCTCGTCTACAGCGGCGCCCTGAATGTTGTTGCCGCCCAACAGGCCGAGCACGTCCGCTTCCAACGCGCCGTCCATCATCAAGTGCACCATGCCCGTTTGCATCGGCACCTGATTGTCAAACAACACCTTGCGGCACGCCGCGATGTCGCGCAGCGCGAACGATGCCGAAAGCTGTGCGAACCACGGGACGCTACGGAACAGACCGGCGACCGCCTGATCCATTTCGTCGGCTACCGCGTAGGCGGCTGGCTGGATGTGATCTTCGATCAGCTGCTCAGACGACAACGACAGCTCACGATCGGTCAGCTCGAACTTGACTTCCTTGTGACGGTTGAGCTCAATGCTCACGCTCTGCGTCTCAAGGTCCTGCGCGGCGGAGCCTGCGTCTACGGCCGTAAACCGCGACGGGCGACGGAGCTGAATGACGCTGCCACGCGACTGTGGCGTGGGGTCATAGCCACGATACACGCGACCGGCGATGCCAAGCGCCTTTTGCAAGGCTCCTAGCGCCTCGGTGGCAAAGAAAATCTCGTTGTAGTTCCCAAGCTGATTAGGCATTGCTTCCTCTCTGTAGTGTTGACGTATCGTGCGCCAACGCAACGCGGGGCGCACATCGAAACGGATTGTCCGTCGATGCACGCCCCGCGTGCGGCTGCCATACGAACCGCAGCGTATTTCAGAGAAGGCTGACCCGCAGCCGTCATTTTGTCTTGCCACAAGCTATGTCACGCCTGCACCCCGTGCAAGCGCAACGGCCATGCTACTCAATAATCAACAGGTCGGTAAACGGCACGCCAAGCTTCTTCGCTTCTTCACGCGCGGCCACAATCGACGCGTTGCGCGGGTTGCGTGCCTCGGCGGGCGTCACCTTCCAACGCTTCGCGGCCCCACCGCCAGCGTTACGGTCATTGGCGCCTTTTGATCCAGCGCCGCCGACGCCGGTCCCAGCAAACAACGCCTTGAAGTCGTCCTGCTCCCGCATTTCCGAAACAAACTCCGCAACCGTCATCGGCTCGCCTGTTTTTTTGCTGTGCCGGACGTTCCCTCGTTCGTCGATCACCTCCACGGAAAACTCGCCGCCTTCATCTCGGACTACGCGTGTTGCCGAACTTACGTGCGGCATCAACGCACGAACATTGCCCTTCAACTCGGTGATCGCCATACTCGACGCGTTTGTTTTGAGCAGTTTTTCGATGAACGATTCTGCTGACTTTGTGGCCTGCTCCCGCTTTGCCAGTTCCTTCGTGTGGTTTTCCACGAGCTGTTGACGCGTGCGGTCGAACTGCTGGCGCAATGCGGCCGTATCTTCTTCGTCCTGCCCGCTCTTAGGCGTGTTGCGCTTGGCAATAAGCTCCTTGACTTCGGCCCCGCTCAAGCCGTCAAACGTGTCAGGGTCGAATCCGTCAAACAGGCGCAGGCGTTCGCCGCGCTCGCGTGCTGCGCGCTTTTCCTTGTCCAACGCGCTGCGCAGACCCGCAACGGACGGCAAATCTTCCACCTCAATGTCCCGGGTGAAATAAAACCGCCCGTCGCGTTCCTCGTACGCGTCTCGGATCGATTCGGGTAACTCGTCAAGCGATGCAACGGACGGCGACAGTTTGATAGGCATAAAATGCTGTGGGCTTCGGGTGGGTGGGATGTGCTTGCAATACAGAAAACGCTATGGCATCGGGCGCATTGCCGCAAGCCTTGCCACGATTACGGCGTGGCGGCGGGCACGTTTGTAAGCAACGCTTCAAGCTGTGCGGCATTAATTGGCTTGGTATTGGCGCCGACTAACTGCGCCAAGGTTACGTCTCCCTTGAGGAACGCGTTTCCCGCTTTGGTTCCGAGGACGGCTTGCACGGTGCGCGTGTCCTGATCGCGCAGCCAGCCGTCGTACCGTTGGCGCTTCGGACCGGCAACCGGCAGACCTTCGATTGGCGTCCCGTTGAACGATGGGATCGGCGTCAGGCTGGATCGACAGTTCGGATGCAGCGGTGGCTTTGGCAGCTTTGCGTCGGTCAACTTCCATTCCGTGTTGTCATACGCACGGCAGATTGCTGATGTCCGAACGTCAAGGATGGCGTCAAACACAACACCCGCTACGGCGTCACCGAACTGTGCAAACTCAGATAACGCGGCTTCGGACTGCACAGCCGTCAGGCTAGTTGGGACCGCCATGTTGATCCCGGCGCGCGTCATGGCGGCAATGCTCCCGTCCCCTGCTTGCACCGATGCGCGCATTACGCGGCGCGCAATCGTCGCGGGACCTTCCCCGCGCACGATGCCGATACCAACCGTCTGCTCGTACGACTTGAGCGCCTTGACCGCCGTGTCCTTCCACCACGCCTGAAACGGCGTGCCAGCGATTTCGATAGCGTCCACAATGGGGACCAGCCGCGCGGCGTTAATCACTTGCAGGCGCGACGGCGTGCCAGCCACCATGGCGATTGTTTGAGCGCGCGCGGCCTTGGCTTCAATCGTTGCATAGTCGCCAAGCATGGCGCGTGTTGTGCTGGCGGCCTGTGCGTACGCCTCGTCAATCAGGCGCTCCGCGTTCAGCTGTAGGCTGCGCAGCGCCATTGCCTTGCGTGTTCCTGCGTCGGGTAACAACGCAATCTCAGCGGCCAGCTCCTGCCACACGGCCAGCAACAGCTTGGCAACCCGCTGGTTGACGTGCGTGCCGTATCCTTGCCGTGCGATCAGCGCACGGATCTGCCATGCAGGCGTGCCGGGAGTGAAATCTAGGTCGAGCATGGCGGTGTGGGCAGCGGTGGCGGGACGTGGCGGTACACCTTGCGATTGCCTTTCACGTCGTCCGACAGCTCGTAATGCTCCATACGCGAATAGATGGACAACAAATACCACTGCCGTCCTGCGCGCAGCACGTCGCCGTCGAGCGGGCCACCAATGCACTCAAGGTAGCGCGCGTTGTCGCCCACGGTTACGCGTCGGGTGCAACGTTTCGTTGGGCAAGCTGCGCCTCAACGCCGGCGGCAAACAACGCGTCAAACTCGGAGTCCGCAACGACGGACAACGGGTTGGCTTCGTCCGCAATGCGCTGTGCTTCCGCGAGGTTGTCGAACGCGGCTGGCAGCCGATTGCCCTCCTTCAGAAGCTGCCACATCGTGGCACGCGACAGGTCGCCACGATCACGCAGCTCGCCAAGCACGCGCACATCGTCCGGTGCCAGCATAGCATCGTCAAACTCGCGATTTGTCTTGAACGACCCGCCGCTTAGCATCCCACCAACGCCAATCGTCGCCTGCCCGATCATTTCGCAGTGAAACGACATCGCCAGCTCAATGCAATCGTCCAGCCGTTCCGCAGCCATTGCGGCCGTCGTCCGACTGGCGCTGGCATCGATACGCTTTGCCTCGGCAGTCTCGGCTACGTTTGACTCGCTAGACATGAACGCCATGCCAAGCGCTGACATTTGATGCTCAAGGCGGCGCAGTTCGTCGGCGGCCGGCGCAAACACCCCAACGTCAGGACTGCGCCAAAAAAAGTCGCCATCCTTCGGCAAATCCTGCAATACGTTCGTGCCGTATCGCATCGGGCGGTTCCCTTCTTGCGGGGCTACGTATCCCTTGCGCACAGGCACGGGGACGCACGCTAAGTGCATCAGCCAGCGCCGGTCTGCCGACGTGCGGTAATGCCCGAGGTTGACATCGGACAAGTCAAGCAACGGCGGCGGTCCGGCGAGCGAGCACACGGGGGAATCGGACACATACGGCGCGTATGGGATGCGTGTGCAGTTCCGCACAATCACCTTGACGCCGGTGGACGCGTATTCCGTTGCCGTTTGCCGCGAGCCCTGTGGCGCTTCAAGGAGGCGGTACGTTTCCACCGTCACAACCCGCGCGCCAGCGTCCGTTTGTTCGAGGCGCCACACCCGATACTCCGTGACTTCACGATACCCGAACTCGCCAACCCGTTCATCAACCAAACTGCGTAGCGTCAGCATCGTGAGCTCTTGCTTGGCGCCGAACCGTTCTTCGGCATAGCTGACAATATCCTCAGCGCGAATGGGCACCCAATAGGGCCGGATGCCGCGCGCTTCCTCCTCGGCCAGCGACAGCGAACCCTCAACAACCGGCGCGTCAACCAGCACGCCAGCGTACCCTGCGGTCAGTCCGTCAATAAACAACAGGGCGGCGAACACGCGTAAATGGTTCCCGTCGCCGTCGATGTATTCCGCGTGGTCAACGAACTGTGCGGGCACGTCCTCGCCAAGCACCGGCTCACGGGCAAACACCTGACCAACCGTGGCCACAATGGTGCGCTTGGTCACGTTGTAGAACTCGGTGAACCGCGCACGACGCTCGAAGTCCTTGACCTTTTCCGCTGCGTTGCGTGGCAGGTACTTTTCCCCGCCCGCCCATATTGCGTGGGTGCCGCCGACGCAATCACGCATCTGCTGAATCGGATCGGTGAACTGCGCCAAGATCGGGCGCACGGCGTCCACACGATCCGGCATCGACGCACCAGCCGTGCGTTTGCTCATGCCCACACCCAACGCGTTTGACAGGATCGGCGGAATAGTCACGCGTCAATAATGGTCAGCCAGCGCCGTTGCAGCAAGGCGTGCCTACCCGAAGGCTATTTCTTCCTCGGTCCACGCGCCGGCGCTTTGCGCAAGCTGGATCGCCTTGGCGCACGCACCGACGACCGCATCTACTTGGTCATCATGGGGGGCAAACGGGAATCCTGCTGCCTCACTCAAAAACGCATCGTTCCACGTCCCTATCACTACGCCAACGTTCCCAACCTCGGCTTGACTGGCTAACGGTTCCGCGCGCACGACCTTTGAGCCGGTTGGCGGATCCCACTGCACACGGAACCCAGCCAGCTTCGACGCCAGCGCCTGCATACGCTCTGTCGAGCCAACACCGGCCTCGCGCTCGAACCAGATATGCACGCCTTGCGTGCCGTATCGCAGCGCGTCACGGTCTGCGACGAGTTTGATCCTGCCGTCGCGCTGTCCCGGCGAGTGTTGAAACCGCACCACGTCCTCAATAATGATGGGGATTGGCGCACCGGGACTATACGACACTAACGCGCCAGCGGTGTAATCGCCGCCGCCTTCCGTGCCCGCCGTGTCCCAGTACCGTATGCGGTAGCCTTGTTCGTGTGTTGCGGCCAACAACCGGAACCATGCCCATTGAAAGAAGTCACCTTCTTTCGGCTTCGGGTTCTGTTGGAACACGGTCTCAAACACGCTCGGCGTAAGCTTTTGCTTGATGGCGTGCAGCTTTTCAACCGTGTACCGCTCAGGACACAACGGCTCGCCGGACTCGCGCTCGTCCTCAATCACCTCGCAAGTATCGGGATACACGGGTCGATCATCAATCGGCAGCGCCAGTGCAGGAAAGTCCACTACGGTCCACCGTTCTGCGCGCTCGTCACCTTCCCGCTCTCGGCGCAGCAACATGCCTTGCGCGTCGTCCTCATTCATGCGCGTAGCCATGACAATCAGCGCGCCATACGATTCCAAGCGCGTGTAGAACACCGATTCGTAATGGTCGAGGAACGTGGCACGCACGGCGGCGCTGGCCGCTTCTTTGCGTGATTTGTACGGGTCATCAATAATCCCGACCATCATCCCCTTGCCGGTGCCGGCGCCGTTCGGCGTCGTAATCCACATGGACCCACCTGCTTGCGTTTCCCAATGAGAGACGCTTGACGATGCTTCGCTGATGTAGCCACCGGATGCCTTGTAGTTCCGGCGCGCGGCACGCGACAGGTCCCGCCCGAGCGAATCGCCGTAGCTGCTCAACCCGACGTGCCACCACGGGTACCGCGTCAACAGGTAGGCAGGGAACAAGCGGCTAATGATTTCTGACTTGCCATGACGCGGCGGCGCTGACACCAACAGGCGAGTAACATTGCCGTCTGCCACCTCTTGCAACACATCAATCAGCTTGTTTGCCCACCGATAGAACACGAAGGTGGGCGACGTGCGCGCAATGAACGCGCGAAACGATTCTGGCGCGGGGAGCCCGAGCGATTCCTCAATCGCCAACAGTTGCTTGGGCGGCAGCCGACGCATCAGCGCGCCAATCTGCGCCGCGTCCATGCCGGCCAGTTGCTTGCGCAGCGCTGTGAGGTTGGCTTTGTCAGTCATGTGGGCAGCGTCAGCCGCAACCCGTGCCGCTTAACGCGCGGCGGCGCCAAGCAAAGCCAGCACGGCATTTACTCGCTCGCTGTCCCGCGCTATTCCGTCACGCGCTACTACCTGTTGATGGTCCAGCACACGCGAGAGCTGCGCATCGTCCGCTCGGTATTCAACCACATCCTTCATTTCAAGGTATTGCTTGGACAGGTGCTTGAGCAAATCCCTGTCCCCAGCCAATGCCCGCTGCCAGATCACACGGCGCAGCGACAGCGTGCCTTTCGGGGCAAACTGCGCATAAACGGACGCAAAAGTGGCATGCTTTCCGTAGTGGCGGGCAATGCAGCGGCCTAGCGTGTCGTGGCTCATGCCAAGGTGCGCGGAACATTCCGCACGGGTAGCCTGCACGGTGCACAGCATCTCAAAGCGTTTTGCGTCGAACTGCTCTCGAGCAATTGGCGGCCGCCCCGTTGGCTTTTTGGTGGCAGCCTTTTTAGGAGCAGCCTTTTTGCGCGGCTTGGTGGCGGTGCGTGCCTTCGTCGCTGTCTGTTTCTGTGCCATGTCAGGATGTGGAAGCGGCTCGCACCGATCGAACCAGTGCGAGCCTGTGAGGAAACGACCGGCTCCTCAGTGAGAATATAGGCGATCCGTCACTTCTGCCACGCCGTGGTTAGCCCCTCGAACGTGTACACAATGCGCCCACGGGTCACGCTGCCGGTGTACGAAAGGGTGTTAAGCCCTGTGCGCGCGGTAAAGGTGATTGAGGTGCCGCTGACAACAAACGTGCCATTGGTATTGATCGTCTGCAACGTTTCAGCGCCAGAGTTCAGTAGCGTGCGGACGTTCATGGTTTCGCTGAACGACTCGTCTGCGCGCAACACAATCGTGCCGCCCACAATCTCAAGCCGCCCAACCGAGTTCTGGAAATAGATATGCGGGACGGCGCTCCCGTTGGCGGTTGTTATGCGGTACGATCCTGCGTTGGATGCTTCGGGCGACAACGAATCGCCCCCACCACATGCGGTAAGCAATGCCACAAAGGCGGCAAATGCAACAAACGTGCCAACCGTGCGTGCGATCGTGGTCCGTGTT